TGCTGCGGTGGGACGACCATCGACATCACGCCCAAGCCGGCTCCTCCGGGCTTCTCCAACAATTCTGGCAACATCCGCTCGACGGCTCCGGGCAATTATAACGGCTTTGCGACCTACGACACACCGCAGCAAGGAGCCGCCGCGCACTTCCAGAACTATCAAGCCTATGTGAAGGAAAATCCCAATATCACGGTTGGCGAGGCGATCAACAAGTGGTCGCCCGCCTCCGATAACAACAACCCTAACGCCATCATTGCACGCATCCAACAAGAAGCGAATATCGATCCCAGAACGCCTCTGGCTGCGGTGCTAAGCAATCCAGAAGCGGCGGCCAAGATGCTGCAGACGCAGACGATGATTGAAAAGGGCGGATTGCCGCAAGGCTTCACTCCGCAGGTCTTTGCCCAAGCGGTTGCTCCAAGCGGTACGCCCAACCCGCAGGCGCAGGGCGGCCCCGATGTGCCGCCATCAACGGTGCAGACGCCTTCTGCGATGTCGCAACCGCCCGAGGTGCCACAGCCCAGATTGGCACCGGAGCGAATCCGACAGATTCAAGGAATGGTCTCCAGTGGCGCGCTGACGGGAGAACAGGCAGTTCAGTTGGCTCACAAGGAGATCAGCGAGCAGTGGGCGGCTGACCGACAGCGAGCGTTGGCAGTTTGGCAGGATCAGCAGCAGAGCAAGCGCATTCTGGAAACAGGCGAGCAAAGGGTCAGGCAAGAAGGCCCGATGACGATGATCAAGGATCGCGTCAGCAACTACGAGACGAAGATTCGTCCTGGTGCGATGGCTGCGGTGAACGATCTCGCCTCGATCAATCAGACGCGGCAGGTGCTGGATGCAGGTGCCTTCACTGGCACGGGCGCAGAAGCCAAGACACTGGCAGCCAAGGTGGGCGAACAGCTCGGCATCCCATCCGATCAGGCACAGAACACGCAGGTATTGGGGGCCGTGCTGGCTAAGCGCGTGCTAGCGGGTGCGGGTGGTACACTGGGGACAGGCTTCTCTAACGCTGACCGCGACTTCATGGAGAAGGCGCAGGGCGGTCAGATCACCATGGACGAGGGGGCCTTGCGTCGTCTGTTGGACATTGGCGAGAAGCAGTCGCGTCAGACGCTGAAGAACCACGACATCGAAGCCGGACGTCTGATGAAGCTGCCGGGAGTGGCGCAGTTGGGAGGTGAACAGTTCCAGCTTCCACAGGCTCCGACCTATGAGGAGTTTAACAAGGCCAATCCTCTGGCTCCGTTGCAGACTGGATCGGCTGCGCCACAGGGACAGGCCCCGCAGGGTGGCTATAGCGAAGGACAGACCGCGACCAATCCGCAGACCAAGGAGAAGTTGATTTTCCGTGGTGGGAAGTGGGTCCCCGGTGGCTGACCAACTTCCCGCTGGCTTCGTTCTGGACAAACCTGCAGCCGGATTGCCGGAAGGCTTTGTGCTGGATCAGCCGGGAATTGGCGACAAGATCAATGAGGGTGTCGCCCTTCTCGGTACGCAGTTCACCAAAGGTATCAACCAGCTTGCCGGCGCGCCTTCTGACCTTCAGGCATTGGGTCAGAAGGGTGTCGATTACGTTCTGAGCAAAGTGACAGGGCATCAGTTTAACACGCCTGCGCCGACGATGCCGGGAAGTGCGGACCTGAACAAAGCGGTATTTGAGGGCGCGGGCGTTCCCGAGCGGAATTTCGCAGACATCAAGGCGCTGGGGCCGCATGTCGGCAAGGTGATTGATGCCAGTTTGCAGGCGGTTCCGGGCGGCATTCTGACTAAAGCGCTTCTCCCGACTGTCACTTCTGGCGCGGGTTCCGAAGTGGCAGGACAGGCAACAGCGGGAACGCCCTATGAGATTCCGGCCCGTCTGTTTGGCGCGGTGGCTGGGCAGCGTGTGGGGCAGACGGCAGTTACGCCATTGCCCGCACGGCTGACACCTGAGCAGACGCGAATGGTTGGGCTTGCCGACCAACTGCAAATCCCCATGACAGTCGGACAGGAGACGGGGCGGCTGCGCGGGGTTGAGTCGGCCTTGGCGCGCTTTCCTACTTCAGCGGGGCAGTTCGCCAATGCAGGAGAACGGCAGTCGCTGGGCATCAATCGGGCGGCCCTGGACACGGCGGAGGCTCCCGCAGGACTGACGCGGGTTGATCCCAACTCCATGGATCAACTCTTTAAAGCCAAGAATGCCGAATTCAACGCGGCTAAATCCGCCATGGGACCAGTTGAGCTTACGCCTCAGTTTTACAATCAAGCGCAGCAGGGAGTTGGAAACTATCTGGCGAACAATCCCACGGCGACTCTTGTACCGGCCGTGGAAGCCCATATGGCGAGCTTCTTTGATCGGCAATTGGCCCCTCGAGCCGGGCAAAGCGTTCCAACGCTGAGTGGCGAACAGTATCAGCAATTCCGCAAGAGCGTGAACGATGCTGCGATGGAGATGAAAGATCCCGCTGCGCGCAAAGCACTTCAGGGCATTCGCACTGCCTTGGATGATGCTGCTACAGCGTCATCTACGCCTCAAGCAGCAGCGGCCTTTGCAAAAGCACGCGAGAACTGGGGCAATCTCAAGACGATTGCCAAGGCAGCGGCCGGCGGAACGATAGAGGGTCGGGGTGCCGGAAACCTGACTCCGGGCGCGCTTGTGAGCGCGGTACGCCAGCGGCAGGGACCGGATGTCTTCTCGAGGACGGAAGGCGGCCTTAACGATGTCTCGCGTCTGGCAGGCTACCTCTCGGATACGCGCCCCAACAGCGGAACGCCTCAGACCCTGATGATGCAGAACCTTCTCAGCGGCGGCGCTTTGCTGGGCGGTGGTGGGGCAGGATTTCTTGCGGGCGGGCTTCCCGGTGCAGCGGCAGCGGGTGTCGGCTTAGCCACGCCCAATATTCTTGCCCGCGCTCTCACTGGATCGAAGGGAGCTGGCTGGCTGCGTGATTATCTGGCCAACCAGAAGATGGCGGACACGACAATGAAAGATCGACTTGTGCAGGCCCTGATAGGGGCAGGAGCGGGACGCTAATGCCTTTCAATGGTTCCGGCGTTTACAGTTTCCCCAGCCTTCCCGGCTCGTTCAATCCTGCCATCTCAGGACAGCAGGCCACGCCCGCCGACTGGAACACGCTTGCGGCTGACATAACGGCCAACGGACTGAGCAACGTCATCTGCAAGGATGGCCAGACGGTCATCACCGCGAATATCCCGCTTGCTGGCTTCAAGCTCACCGGCGTGGGTAGTGGTACGGCTCAGACAGATGCGGTCAACGTCAGCCAGTTGCAGAGCGGGGCGGGCGTCTATGCCGCCGATACCGGCGCAGTCAACGTCATCACCCTGGCTCCCTCTCCGGTCATCACGGCCTATGCTGTGGGGCAACTGTTCCGCTTCAAGGCCAACCATACCAACACCATCGCGGGCGTGACAGCCGCAGTGAGTGGATTGACGGCGGGCTCGGTTGTCTGGCCGGACGGCTCGGCGCTGATCGCGGGCGACATCGTTATTGGCGGGCAGTACCAGATTGCTATATCGGCCGTGGCGGTCGGTGTTCCAACCTTCCACCTCCAGACACCTCCGCAGATCTTCGCGACGCAAGCACAGGCGAACAATACCACGGCGGTGGCGACTACGGCCTATGTCGATCGCGTGGCCGTGCAGCAGGTGCAGAAGCTGGTAACGGGTGCGGTGGCGACGGGCACGACGACGACTCCGGTTGACGACACGCCTCCGCAGAAGACCGAGGGCGACGAGTATATGACTCTCGCCATTACGCCCAAGAGTGCGACCAGCAAGCTTGTATTCGAGATCGTCTGGAACGGTGCCAACTCCCTGCCGGGCGGTAACACCTTGGTCTGTGCCTTGTTTCAGGACACATCGAACGATGCGCTCGCGGCCGTTCCCATGTTCTTTGGCACCGACGTCATGGCGCAGATTGCCCTTAACTTCGAGATGACGAGCGGCACCACCAGCGCCACGACGTTCAAGGTCAGGGTCGGCGCGGGGGCGGCAAGCACCACGACATTCAACGGCGTCAGCGGCGGTCGTTTGCTGGGCGGTGTCCTCGCTTCCAGCATCATCATCACGGAGATCGGGATATGAGCGAGACCATCTGCAATCCACAAACGCTGATGTACAACGGTGCGCCGGTGAGCGATGCCAATCCTCTCCCGTGCAGTTCGGCAGCGGCGACGAGTGCGCCGATCTCTACTGCACTGCTCAACCCGGTGACGTGGCTCTACAACGGTGCTCTGGTGAGCGACAGCAACCCCATTCCGATCACGCTCGTGTAAGGACTTAACATGCCCAGCACTGACCTTCTCAATCCGGTAACGCCGGTTCTCGGTGGGGCCGCGCTCTCGTCTGCCAATGCCATTCCGGTGAAGGTGATTAGCGGTGGTGGATCGGGCATTACCGTCGATACCACGACCATCACCGGCGGCACGACCACGCGGCTGCTGTATGACAATGGAGGCACAGTCGGAGAGACGGCGGCCGTCACTTACGCTTCGGCAAGCGTCACCTTGGCTCTGTCATCGCTTGCGATCCTTGCCTTTTTATCATCGGCATCGGCGGCCGATCTGGGAATTTCTCGCGTTGCTGCGGGCTCGCTGGCGGTTGGCACCGGGGCACAGGGAAGCAGCGCCGGCAAGATACTCGCCAGCCAAGCAGCCTTCTCCAATACTGTGACCTTTGGAGATAGCGGAACGTGGGGAACCGGCGGTATTACGTTGGGGTCAAATCTCAACTTTGCCGGAACCAATATCGGCAGCGTTGCAAACATTGCCTATTCGGGAGCGCTGACGGGAACCACAGCGCAGGCGAGTGCCATTGCGATTGGTCCCAACGGTCAAACCACTCCGGTTTTTGCAATCGACGCCTCGGTTGCTTCGGCAGCGGCCGGCCTGAAGATTACCGGCGCGGCGGCGGGTGGAACGGTGGCCCTTGTCGCCATCGACAGTGCGGCTGCCACCAACGTTTCCCTTGATGCCAAGGGCACGGGTACGCTTACGCTCAACGGTACTGCAACCGGCTCCACGATCATCAGCCGCGCCAGCTTTACCAGTGTGGCCACCACTACATTCACAGCAGGCGGCACGATCACCTATGGCGGCGTTACGTGGGGCAGCGCGGTCACGGGCACCGGCAGCAATGTGCTGGCGACTGCTCCGGCTCTAACTGGCAACGTCACTCTGGTGAGTGCGTCAGCTACCGGCATCCTGACGGCACAGAATGGTGTGGCCGCCTCGGCATCGGTTGCCACCACTGCGTTACTGTGGAGCAGCACGGCGAGCTTCGGCATCCAGTGGGCGGCCAATGGCAGCGTTGTTCCGACCATTGCGGCAACGCAGGGCTCTCTGTTCATCAATACCACGGGTTCCAGCACGGCAGCCCGTATCTTCGTCCGGGGCTCTGCCGCCTGGATTGCCGTCACGACAGCGAGTTAACCATGGCTGTTTCCAATATCTTCGCCACGCAGGCGGCGGGGCCTGTTCCTGCCTCCTATCTGGATGTGGACTTTACGGAATGTGCTTTGCTTTCTGCAGCCAATGTATTTGCCAATACGCAGAACATTACCCCGGCGTCTGGAGATGCTGGGCTTGTTATCACGTTAACGGGCGGGGCTGATGTAAAGGCTATTAGCATCATCCAGGATGCCACTGGCACTGCCTCGGTTCCAGAATTAAACAAGATTCTTATCCAATCAGATAACATCAACGCTGGAACTGATTTCTGTTCTGGCTTGGTGATTGCTCATCATTTTGGCGGCGCGGCAACACACGGTGGCAGGGAGGCTTTTGCAGCGTATGCCGTCCTGGATGCGACCACGGCAACCAGCGGAGTCGGAAATAACAATCATCAATATGTTGGCGTGACGGGCGTAGCGGAGGCGGATGCTAACGATACGGGCACTGATCCTTCAGCCGCCAATACGTCGGTCGGAGCATTCTTTGGAGCCGGATTTGTTGGTGTCGCGAAGAATGGCGCCACGGCTTTGTCTAATGTCACCGGAGTTGAATCAAACATTGCAATGCAAACCGGCTCATCCGTATTTGCCAAATCCATTGCACAGTTCTCAGGGCGTACAGACGATGCCGTACAAGGTAGCGGCGTCGATGCAATGCTGTGGTGTTACAATCAGGCCAATGTGGTCAAGTTCACGGATGGCCTTCGCTTCGACAATAGCGGGGGTGTCGGTTTTTTCCCGTTCGATACCAATTCCTATGGCATCCGGTTTACTGGGGGTGGCGGCGATACAATCGGTACGCTGCTCGAGGCATCGGGCATAACGATCTCCACGAACATCATCAATGTTCCCAACTTTAAGGTGACGGCGGCGGGAGGAATCACGGCGGGCGGCGCGCTGTTCCAGACATCCGGCGATACGGGCCTGGAGATCAAAACGACTGGGGTGGGTGCGGGGGATTGGGATGTGCAAACCCTGGCAGCGGATGGTTCCTTCCGTATTTTCGACGCGGCGAGCGTCGTTGTTGGGCTTTCCATTGCCAAATCGACAGGAGAAGTGACGTTCGCAGCAGGGTCAGCATGGACCTCATACACCCCCACGATTACCTCTGGCACAGGAGCCATCACGACCAAATCCGCCACTGGCCGTTATAGGACGATCAACAAGACAGTGTTTTTCGAGGCGGAGATCACCATCACTACCAACGGTACGGGGGCAACATCGGTAAACGCCACGCTGCCGTTCACTTCGGCAAACGCCAAGTATGTCGTAGCGGGCCGGGAATACGCCTCCACGGGCAAGATGCTACAGGGTCTTATCAACAATTCCGGCACCATGCAGATCTACAATTACGACAACACCTATCCGGGCGCGGACGGCTTCGGATTGGCCCTATCTGGCACTTACGAACGGGCATGATGGAGGAGATCAGCAAAGCGATGCTGGCGGCGGGTCCGGGTGGACTCATTGCATCGGTGCTGTTCTTTTTTTATCGCGGAAAGGCCACAGAATTGGATGCGGCAAGGAATAAGATAGACGCCTTGCAGGCGCAGATCGTCGCCATGTTAACGGCACAGCTGGAGAGCGAACCGGCGAGGCGTGAAACGCTATCCAAGCTGACGCGTTTAGTTGAGGATCAAAGCATTGTGTTGAAAGGGCTCGTCAAATGACTCCAGATCCGAAGGACAAAAGCCGGGAGATGGATCACGAGATCCAGCGCCTGTCAGAAGCCGTCGATAAGGAGAAAGCCGAGACAAAGGTGGTCGTCGACGATCTGAAGCTAAAGCTCCGTCATAATCGACTTCTGAACAGCGCCATCCGGGCGACCGTGGGCGTATCAAGCGACCCCCCCATATTGTTGCCGAACAAGGGCAAATAATAACCCCTCGCAAGGCGGCACAGACGCATATCTTGCGTATTAGGTTGCATATCTCCCCTGTGCTAGTATGCCGCAAAGGGAGATAGCCATATGTGCTTCTCAATCGCCTTCTTCTTCCAACTTATGATCTGGCTGGTCGTAGTTGGCGCGCTCTATGCCATCATTACGAGGGTTGTTCCGGCGGTGATGGCCAACTTCGGCGGACCGGGTACGCTGCTCGCTCAGGTGATCAACATCGTTCTATATGCAATCCTGCTGATTGCCGTGCTGTATATCGTCTGGGGGCTGGTTGAATGCCTTCTGGGCTCGGGTGGTCTGCATATGCCGAGGCCGCCGGGTAGATGAACATCTCCGACGCCGGACTGAAGCTCATCATGGACAGCGAGGGCCTGCGCCTGAAGGCTTACCAGGATTCCGTTGGCGTTTGGACAATCGGCTACGGGCACACAAGGGGCGTTGCCGAGGGGCTCGAGATCAACGAGGCCGATGCGCGCGACTTGCTGCTTGAGGATGTCAAATCCTCCGAGGACTGCGTGACCGACAACGTGCAAGTCGCGCTGACGCAGGGGCAGTACGATGCGCTGGTTAGCTTTGTATTTAACCTTGGTTGTGGCGCTCTTCATGGCAGCACACTTCTGCATGAACTTAATGCGGGGAACTATCAGGCAGCTGCGGAGCAGTTTGGCCGATGGGTTCACGCGGGCAGTGAGATACTGCCGGGACTGGTGACGCGGAGGGCCAATGAAAAGGCTCTATTCCTTAGTTGAACCTCTGCTGGCCCTGAGCGCGGCCCTGCTTGGGATGTGTCTCGGCGCTCTCTACAGGTTCGTCTGATGACTGATGAGCAATTCCAAAGGCTGATGGACAAATTGGACAGCATCGAGCGGCGTTTGCCGATGCCTCAGTATGTTGGCTATCGGCCTAATCTGATGGTGCAATATAATCCAGCGCAATGCGCTTACTGCGGTGGTTTCCATGGCGGTGTGATGTGCCCATTGCTCTCGCCGACATGTACGGGGGTCAACCTCACATGAAGGTGCTGCGCCGCCCCGCTTACCAATCACGGACACTGACACACTTAAGTCTGTCAGATGGGATTCGAACCCACATCAAGCAGCGCAGCGCGAGGATTATAGCATGAGCGACTTCATTGCCAATGCCCGCAAGTGGGTCAACGATAACTTCGTGTTCTTCTGCTTTCTGACGATTATCGGGATCGTGGTGATAGCGTTCGGCGTGCGCTGGATCAGCCACTAATGCCGTGGACGGCGCTCTTTCACTTCGGTCCCTACATCGCCATGGCCATCATGGGGTTGGGTGTGTTCGGACTGTGGGAGATGCACAAGGTCGATGCCGCCAAGCACGAGAACGACCAAGCGGTGATACAACAGAACCTGAAGGACCGAGCCAGCAGCGAAAAGCAGATTGGGATTCTTCAGACAAAACTGGAGAACCTAGATGGCAAGACTCAGCCGATTATCCAACGCATCGTGGCGGCTCCGGTTACGACCGGCTGCGGGCCTTCTGTCGGGGTTGCTGTTGATGGGCTGCGGGAACTCTTTGACAGCAGTGGCAAGCCGCCCGGACCCGTCGCTGCTAAACCGACAGGAATGCCGACGCCCCTTGGTCCCGTCCGGAACATTAAATGACACGGATACCAGCCTGCTAATTGTCGGGCTGGGTCGATGGGGGCTATGTCTGGAAGCGAAGTTCGACGCATTGGCGGGGTTCTTTGCAAAGTGAGTATGTCCTGATCATCTGGGCGGTGCTGGGCTGTGCGTTCTACCTGTACCTGCGCCTGAAATAGTCGCTGATAGAATTAACTCCATCGGCCCCGCCTACCGAGGCCCCTGACGAGCCTGCGGCGCCTCCAGAACCATCGGCACCTGCTGCGCCTGAAGCTCCTCCTGCACCACCTGAAGCACCAGATCCTCCACCACCTGAGCCGGCAGACCCGCCACCGCTGCCGCCCGAGCTGCTACCCGAACCGCCTCCCGCAGAGCCGCCGCCGCCACCACTGCCGCCACCGCCCGATCCCGATCCAGATCCATTGCCGCCTCCCGGTCCACCGTTGCCGTCGCTGTTACCGGCCCCACCTGAGTTGCCAGTGCTGCTGCCTCCGCCCGCGCCGGGGCCACCATCAGAACCACTATTCCCACCACTGCCAGCAGCACCGCCAGAAGAACCAGAGGCTCCCGAGCCACCCCCACCAGCACCGCCAGAACCAGAGCCGCCAGAACCAGCCCCCCCGCTACCTCCAGAGCCACCACCAGAACCCCCACCACCGCCTCCCTTAGCCAGAGCCAGATTGAACGAGAACAGGGCGAGCGCGAGAACCGTCAGGAATGTTTTCATGTCCGATGCAGTAGCATGACCATGAGGCTCGGCATGTGATGGCGGTCACAGTTGCTCACCATAACTGCGTGCCATTTGTCACACTCGCCGCCCCACCGATGCGCAGCGAGCCGGGGGGCAGTGTCGGGTCTTGCAGATGCCCCGCAAGGCCGATGGCGGGTGTCCCGGAGATGTAGGCCGAGGCGCTCGGCGCAGGCTGCCACACACCATTGATCAGCGCTTGAGCGTCGGTGAACAGTCCTATCTCGGGGCCAGAGGCGAACTCATTGGTCAGCAGGAAGTCTCCATCGCCAGTATCGCTGCCGATGCCGTACCCGCCGATCTTCCTGCCATCGACGAGGAATCCCCAACTGCCATGGCCGCCCTGCAGGCTGATCTCGAAGACGTGCGTTCCCTGCGATACGTCCTGTGTCTTTTGGCTCGAACTCTTGAAGGACTTGAGAAGGGTTGGCCCGTTCAGGTTCCATACTTGATAGAACCAGCCGACATTGAAGAATCCGACCTGTGCCCACAGACTGTTGGGAAAACTCTGGCTGATCCAGAACGTCCCCGGCTGCGGATTGCCGAGCGCATTGAAGGTGGCGCGAACGCCCTTGTTGGCACCGCAGTGGGCGTAGGCTCCGTTGTAGGTCACCATTTGAACACTCCCCTCGGCCCATTGCCGTTATAGTTCTTGTTGGTCCGCACCACCTGGTAGCGGTCGCCAAAGGCATCGACATAGCTCGGGGCCGTGTTGGTGTGGGTCATGCCATTGATGTGATCGCATTCATGCTTGGCGATCCATGGCTCCTTGGCGGTGCCGCGCCATCGCTCGTTGATGACGATCAATCCTAGTCCATTGCCGGTGGTCATTGCTCTACCATCGGGGGCGTTGGGGTCGGGATCGTAGACCATGTTCTCCCGGCAGTAGGGCGTGAGGCTTTCCATGGTCGGGGCCTGGACGCAGCCGCCAAGCAGCAACGCAATTAGCAATCGTTTCATGTCTTGTCTCCTTGGGCATCCTTGAGGGCGGCGCGGCGGGCGTCTTTCATCCTTGCCAATACTGAGGGATGATCGCCCAAGCATTCGCCATCGTGTTCAATGCACCAGTTGAGCATTGTCAGCAGGCGTTTGTTGCTGGCGCGCAGGCGCTCCAACTCGTCGGCGGCTTCACGCATCCATGCAATAAGCGTCGGCAGCTTGCCATCAGCCTGAGCCCCACGAACGGCTCGCAACCGTTCCACCAGATCGGCTTGTGTGTCCGTCATCTGCGCTCCCCTACAGCAGGATTAGAGGTGGAAGATGTGGCTCGTTCGCTTTGCTCACTCCGCACCTGTTCCGCTCCTGCAACGGTATTCGCCGCCGCATTGGCAAACGTTTCTGCAAATATCTCGCGCACGATGTCCCACGCCTCGTTGAAGCCGGTGATTGAGTCATCGTAGTCTGGCTTCATCTCACTGAGGTAATCGTTGAGGCGGTAGTCCATCCGTTGCTTGAGAAAATGTGCCGTCGCCAGCATCGTCAGGACCTCTCGCGGCAGGTTCAGAAAGATGTCGAGGTGCTTGGCGGCGTCTTCGGTGACGCGGGCGATTTCCTCGGGCGAGATTTTATCGAACAGGATGTTGCCGCTCAGATTATGCAGCTTAGTCCATGCCGCACGGGCGGCGGTATAATTGACTGCCATTACGCACTCCTGCCTGTTGCCGGTGGCGATGGGGGCGCAGCCCGTCTTACGGGCGAGCCACTACTACTCATTGGGTGTCTCCTTCCGTGCCGCGAGAGCGCGGTACTTGTGCCAGAGTCGGTCCAGCGCGGATCGGTTCCAGCCTTTGAGCGCGGGGCCTTCCATTAAGGCATCTACCATCGCGCAATCCAACCACTCCTCGATGATGGCCTCTCGTTGCTGGAGCAGGGCGCGTGCGACAATGGCGATCAATTCGTCAGTGGTGACCAGCATTGCTTCGGGCCAGTCATCGGGACTAGTGCGATCCGGTAATTCAGCAACTTCCTGCGCGATCCGCTGCGCTGCTTCCATCGCCTCTGTGTCTGCGCCGGGACGCGGTTCTGAGCGCGCACGATAATCCTGCAATTCCTTCAATGCGCGAAGGCAGATGTCTCCGTCGATCTCGCCATTCATGCTCAACAATGCGCTGATCTGATTTCGGATTTCGGCGCCCGTCAGTGTGTCTGCTGTCATGTCCTGCTCCCGGTAGGAGGGTTCGCTTCGCCTCGCGTATCGCCGCCCGTGGTTTTCTGCCAGACCCGAATTGCAGCGAGTATTCCCGCATGGGCCGCCTCCGTGTAGAGCGCGCGGTCAATGCTGTTGGGGAGTAAGTCTTTCCAGCATTCGTCAAAAATGCGCTCGTAGATTGCTTCCGCAGCGGCGTTGATGATTTCAGCGGATATTGCGTCGCGAGGCGAAGCGAACTCACTCATGTATCCTCCCGCAGTTGCTCTACCCCTGATGTGGCTACGCGCGGATTACCGCTACCGCACCCATCTCGTTCGGCATCAGGCATCCTCGCCGCTCTAGCGATGCCGATGAGAAGATCCCTAAACAGAGGTGGGCTGGCTGCGCGCTCAACGTCTGGGAGTTGTGGAAGCTGATTCTTGCCGAAGCGCCCGATCTGGTGGCTGCCGCGAACACTGCGCCAATCCAACTCTGGAGGCGGAGCACCACGATACAGCAGCCATGTGCGCTTCTTGGCGCGGTGGCCATAAGCGGCTTGGTCAACTTCCGTCACCCAATCACCGTCCAATGTCAGTTGCCATCCCCGTGCCGTTGGTTCCGGTATCCGGTGAAAGCGGAAAGCTCGAGATTCGGCAGGATGCTCGAGAACGCCCCCGAACCGACGCACGGCAGACAAGGCAGATGCGAAGCACCCATCGTCCTCGTTGATCCTCCAGCCCCAGCGCTTATGATTGACCGCGCTCAGTAGATGCCAACGATCACAAGGCGGATGCGCGACAACAGGATACGGGCCGCCGTATTGCCGAGCATCGCGCGCTTCATCCCACGGATCGACGCCATCCAGACCGAAGTAACAGCCGCCCGTCCGAACATAGAGCGCCGCTATCGTTGCAGGACGAGATGGGTGCGAGCGCAGCGAGCCACTACTTGTCATGCTGCAGTTGCTCTATGGCTTGGCGACCCTCTTTCGAGAAGGCGGCTATCCAGGCGGCGGGGTCGATGCCAGAGAGCCTCCATAATGTTCGCTCGTTGCCGTCCATGGCTTTGTGATGAGTCCTGCAGAGAGGAACGCAGAACCAATCGTGACGTGGTAGCAATCCAGACGGCTTTAATTTCCGACAATGGTGGGGTTCGCTTGGAGTGCCGTCACAGAGATAGTGAAATTGAGCAAATAGACACCGTTGCTCGCAAACACGCATCCGATAAGCCTTTGACTGCCACGGTTTCTTGCTCACCGCCGACTTGCCAAGCCTCTTTGGGATAGAGGGGGTAGAGGGGCGTTTCTTCTTCTTTAGGTTCATTTGATCTCTGCCCGCCGATGATCCCTAATACCAATGGGACCGCCGACATGCCGCCATTTGCGACCGTGTTTAATGTCACTCACATGCTGAAAGGAAAGGCCATAGCCATCTGCGATTTCTTGGAGCCGCCTGTTGTCATGGCGAATTGCCAAGACGGTTCCCTCATCAATGCGAGCGGCTCCATTGCTTTCGCCAAAGGCAACACGCCGTCGTCCCTTGATAACCATGTCGGCGTTATTATCAGCGGCCGTGCCCAGAAAAAGGTGATCTGGATTGACACAAGGCTTCATATCGCAACGATGACAAACGTATAGCCCCGCCGGGATCGGACCTGTGAATGCTTCAAAAGCAAAGCGATGAGCGCCCACTATTTTGGCTTTTCCATTTTCGCTGACGGTCAGCCGTCCATAGCCATTGTGAGCAAGCGTTCCCATCCAGAGCCAGCAGCCGCTATTGGGCTCAGGAATTGACCACCACAAAATCCGCTTTTGGGGAGACAGGAATTTTGGCGTTGGTTTCGGCCAGTGGTTCACTTTAGTTGCATCTCCGCACGTCTCGTAGATTCTGCACTCCGAATGAACTCTCCCATGGCTTTGGCTCCGTCATATCGGACCTTGGCGAGGTTGGCGACACGGCGGGCGTCCACCATGGCTTTGATATGCTCCTCAAACCGCATATCTGCCTTGGCAAGGGCTTCGGCCTTCCAGGCGGGTTCGTGAAGGTGTTCCTTGACCAACTTCGCCAGCAGTGTTCCCTTGGTCTCCTCAAGTAGGTCTGCAGCATGGTTCGCATCGGCCCACAGTTCGCCCCTGGACACGATGGAGGCTGCCAGCCTAGCCGGATCGCGCAGGGGGTCCGAATCGCTCATACGGTCACGCTAGGGCGTTCTCATGGGCCTGGGTGACCCTTTGGAACTGCTCCGGGGCGTGGGTCTCCAGCCAAGCAAGGGGAGATACCCTTGACCCCTTGGGAGCCTTCCAGTTGTCGGTCCAAAGCTGGCGAGCGCCTTCCTTGTCGGCCGCGTTGAGGGCTTGGATGAGTTTGTCGGCCAAGTCCTTGCCCTTTGCGTCCTTGTTCACGTCATAGGTGGACTTGGTATCCTTGGCCAAGCCATCCCTGACAGCTTCGGCTGCCCAATCCTCCTCGGGCTGATTCCCAGGCAGGCCCATCATCTCCTCGGCGGGGGTAGTCGAAAGGTTCTTGTCGATCATCACCACGACATGAGCGAAGGCCGACCGGCAAGCTCGTGAAATCGCCCGCGTCTGAGCCATCGCCCGGATAGCGTAGTCGGGCCGCTTCTGGTGAAGCTTCTTCTTGCCCCAGCGGTCGGTCGCTTCCCCGCCAAACCAGACAGGCTCATCCATGCCGACAAAGCCCTCAGCCTCGGCAATCACTGCCCCGTTATCCATGCGGCGGACCTGTCCCGTGGCCCTGAAACCATCCTCGGTGCGCTCGACGTGGCCAGCCGATGCCGCGCAGCCATGGGCAATAGCAATAGCCTGCCAGCCCTCGACCTTGACGTACTTGCGGCCCTGGATCTCAACGGCGGTTTGCAGAACGATGGCCTTGGAGAGCCCCGCCGCGTCGGTGGATAGCCGATAGGTGGCGGCCCCGGATTCGGGGATGGTCGTCAGTTCGTTACTCATCCAGATCCTCCAGCAGCAATTGCAGATCCTTGATGGCGGCTTCCTCGGTTTCACCCCAGCCACAAATGCGGGTTTCCTCGTCGCTGTCTTCGATGTAGGCGCACCAGTCGAAGTTGCGCATCGGGATCGGCGGGTACATGTGTTCGGTGACGATCTTCATTGGGGTTCCCATTGATAAAATTCCATCTCCGCTTCCAATTCTTCTTCCTCATCGAGGCATTCTTCGCAGGGGCCAGAACGGTCACTGACCGCGCCGCACTTCGGGCAGCAGTAGCCGCCCATGTCCCACGGAGGGGTCGTCTTCCACTGGTCGTAGGTCATGTCACACCCGACCAGTCTTCCTCATCCTTGGGCTGCAGCCGACACACCTGCATGTCGCGCAGCAAGTCCAACTCCTTGGCGGCAAGGTCCATCTGCAAAATCACCAAAGCGCGGACATCGAGAATTACCCGCATCTCCTCGGCGGTGGTGCGTTTGCGTTGATCCTGCCATCTGACGATGGCATCAAACATGTCTCCGCAGGCGCGGTACTTGCTATAGGCCTCGGCCAAGGCAACGGCGTGCTGCTCATCGGTCTTGGCGGCGATGCGCTCGCGGTGGGCGTCGTACCAGTGCGGTTCTGTGAATTTACCCATGATGCTCACCACCGGATGATAGCTGCTGCGATGAAAACCAGAACGCCCACCACCACAAATCCTGCAGCGATGATGGCTCCCATGCCGAGCAGCCAATCCTCCATGCGGACGGAGGCGGGCGTGTCGGTGCGGGGGATGATGGAACCGCTGGCGATGCAATTCTTGATGAACGTCTTGTTCTCGAAGGGGTTATCGACGGCGAGCGCCACCCGATCTGCCTGTTCCCTGCTCATGCTATCCTCCAAACCCGCACGCGTGTAGTTTTGCCCTCGCGTTCCACAGCGCTGCGAAATTTCTTCGGCTTGTGATTGCGCGTTGATGCCATGACGTTGATTTGCTTCCGATGCACAGTGTCATCCGTACAAGGAATGGTGAAGGATTCGCCCACCTTCATCGTCGTGAAGGGGTACTTGTAGCCCTCCCGGCGAGGATTGGCGGGAAACGGGATGCCGCGTTCAATCTTGAATGTCATGCTTGCAAAGTTATGCTTGACAGTTTCCCACGTCAAGCGCTAAATTTATTACATGATAAATGAGATGGTCCCGCTGGTCCCCCAAACGCCAGCGAGATCGGGCGGGTCTGGATTGTCTCCCCCGAGCCCCGGACCCGCCCACTAATTCAGGAGATGGCATGAGCTTTCACAAAACCAAACGGACTATGACCTTGGGTTCGAGGGCGGGCTGGTATGGGCAGCTCAAGTCACCACGGGTGTCGATTTCTTGGCCGCCCGAATTGCTGAAGAAGATCGCCCTCGAAGCCTACTTGGCGGGCATTCCCTTCGCAGAGGTTGTGCGCCGGCGGATGCGGGCGTCGTATCTGGTGCCGGTCAGGCAGGCCAAGAGGCAATAATGACGAGGCGGGAACTGCGCAAAGCCTTCAACCATGCCTTTGCCTGCTGGCTGAAATACCGGACCCGCAAGTGGGAGGCGGAATTGAAGCGTCTAAACTTGGCCTTGATGCAGTTGAGCGTGAAAGAGGCTCAGCAATGAAGATGTTTGAAGGACTGCCCTGCGAACGATTGGACTGCCGACTCGCTACGTCCGGCTATCACTCGACGTTGCTATATCAGGGTCCAACTTTTGACCGGCATGGCAATGCCGTGCCGATGGAAAATCCTAACACGCGATGGCAATCGGTGTCTTGTGCAAAGTGCGGGAAACGCTGGCAGGTCTGCTACAAAGGCAATGATGCGCCGATCTGGACAGAGACCAAGCAGCCATGACCCAAACGATTGCCGAATGGCGCGCTGCCGTGAAGAAAAAGCCCAAGTACGGCAACCGCAAGGTGGTGAAGAACGGCGAGACGTTTGACAGCGTGCGCGAGTACGAGCGCCATCTGGTGTTGCTCGACATGCAGAAGCGGGGGGAGATCAGCGATCTGGAGCGCCAGCCCCGCATTGAACTGCGCGTCAACTTCGTTCCGATCTGCGTCTATGTTGGTGATTGGCGCTATTGGGAGGTTCGCAAGGGTCGTGGCGGATCGCTCGTAATCGAGGACTGCAAGGGCTTCCAGACGCCCGAGTTCAAGCTGAAGTGGAAGCTCTGCAAGGCGCTCTATCCCGAGATAGACTGGCGGCTGTCATGATCCCCCAAAAGGTCGGCAGATACGGTGCCAGCGCGCCCCGCGAGGGGTATCCACTAATGAATGTCTCTGGGGAAAGGTTGCAACTTCCCACGTTTGTCGGCATTTGCTATGATTGGTGAGTGCGGACAGGGACTGATCCTCCTTTCCGCCGCTCGGCAGCCATACTCCGCAGGTGGTTTCCGGCCGGATTACGCACCCACTTTTTGCTGCGGAGCCTTCATGTCAATTGCTGCCCTTCAATGGGCGTTTAACCTGATACTCGAAGACCATGCTGAGAAGGTCGTTTTGCTTGCATTGGCCGACCACTACAACGACCAGAGCGAGTGTTGCTGGCCTTCCATCGCGCGGCTCGAACGGTTCACCGGAGCGAAGAACCGAACCATCCAGAGAGCTTTAACACGATTAGTTAAGGCAGGTCATGTGGTTAGGCAGGATAGACCCGGAAAATCCACAGTTTTTGAGCTAGTCATCCACCCCCGTCAAAATGACACCCCTACCCCGTCAACGCGACGGGGTACCCCCGTCAATATGACACCGCACCCCCGTCAAATTGACGGACGAACCCTCATAGAACCTCAAGCTAAACCCAAATTGAATCTTCATGAGCGTGGCGCTTCGCGTGACGTGGACGACGCACGCGCCACGCTGAAGACAGTTCTGAGGGACCTTGCCAAGCAATCTGTGCGGAGGATGCAATGATCTTAGATGACGACAAGATCAAAATACTGCCGGTAAAGTTCAGCAAGCCCGCGCCTGACGAGCGGACGCTGCTCCATCCGCACGAGGTTCAGTCGTCCAAATGTATGCACTATCCCGGACATTTCATTATCGACGCCTCGTTGGCCGAAGTGACTTGCGCAGACTGCAAGGAAAAGCTCAATCCGATGTGGGTGCTGCAACAACTTGCGGGCCGAGACCGCCGCTTTGCCGAAGCTCATGAAACCTATGCCAAGCAGATGAAGCGTCTGTCTGAGCGCGAGCGGACGAAATGCGATCACTGCGGCAAGCTGACGAGGATTAGTCGTGGATAAGCCCACCGCATGTCTGAGGCCGCCGTGGTGGCGCACGTTAGAGCGCATCGACCGCGAGAAGAAGCTGCTGCTGTTTAAGTTCGAGGAGAGCTTGAGGCTCGCCAAGGAAGGCAAGAAGTGACCGACGAGCTTTTCACCCTTCCACCGCAATCGCAGCGATCCAAGGATCTTGCGTGGCAGCGGAAACTTGCAAAGGGTGGTTATGCGGCGCGGCCGGGAAGCGGCCCGGAAGGTGAAACCTGCAAGACTTGTGAGCATATCGCACGCAAGGAAATGGGCAAGACTTACCTGAAATGCGGACTGATGCAGGCTCAGTGGACCGGAGGACCCGGCACTGACATTCGGGCATCCGCGCCTGCCTGTTCTAAGTGGCTCGCCAAGGAGAAGAAATGAACGTCAAGCAAGCCTACGTGCGCAAGCCGGTGATGAAATGGCCCGGTAACAAAACAGGGCGGGCGTATCACGTCACGGGGACGATTCCCGTAGCCTTGGAGACGGCACGTACTGCCGAGCGCATCGAGCAGGAAACCGAGGTTCTGAGGGACTTGTACGCCTTCCTGAAAGCCTCTAGCGAGCGCCTGCCATGAACATCCGGGACTTGGCCAAGGCGCGGGTTATCGTCATTGGCGATGCAATGATTGATAGATGGGTGTGGGGCCACTACAGCAAGATCGGCCCCGAGGGCGTGCCGGTATTCCTGCAGCACGACGTGGAGGACCGTCCGGGCGGGGCCGCCAACGTGCTGGCCAATCTGGAAGCGCTGGGCTGCGACGCGCGGCTGTTTGCCAAGCCTCCACAGCAAAGGCCCGTGAAAACGAGATACGCGGTCACTGGCGCGGTTTTCAGGTCTGACAAGGAAGATTGCTCGCCAATCGACGAAACGCTTGTACGGGGCTATATGGGCTTTCTGGACGCTATCGAGCGGCCACAGGTTCTGGTGATCTCGGACTATGCGAAAGGCGTTTGCACACCCAGCCTGTGCCAGAAGCTTATCGGGTGGGCCAAGGCGAAGGGGGTCAAGGTGGTGGTGGACCCCAAGGGGGACGACTGGTCGAAATACACGGGGGCAGATGTGATCACGCCCAACGAGGTCGAATACACTGCAGTCGCCGGCAAGGACTGGAACTGCGGCCCAGCCGATCTGGTGATGACCCGGGGCGCTGCCGGCATGAGCATTCTACCATTCGATGCCTCGACCGACCCGGCATGGAAGAAAAACTGGATCAACATCCCGGCAACCGCACGTGAAGTCTACGACGTAACCGGAGCCGGCGATACCGTGGTGGCTGTTCTGGCCGCTTCTCTTGCGGTGGGCTTCGATCTGGAAACCGCTGCCCGCATGGCCAACGCGGCGGCCGGGGTGGTGGTGGGCAAGCGCGGCACGGCGACCTGCAGCCTCGAGGAGTTGGAACAAGCCTATCAACCCGAGGCGAAGCGAACCCCTGTCATCGGGTTCACCAATGGCTGCTTCGACCTGTTGCATGAGGGCCACCGGCATTTCCTGACAGAATGTATGAATCTATGCGACAGGCTCATTGTGGCGATCAATTCGGATGAAAGCGTGCGGGCGCTCAAAGGCTCTGGGCGACCGCGTGACGGCTTCAATGACCGGATCCGCAATGTCGGCGCATGTTTGCGCCTGGATGACCAGATTATTGGCTTCAAGGACGAGGCGCATCTTCGCTTCAAGATCGAGGCACATAAGCCGGACTTCATCTTCAAGGGCCAGGAATACGAAACCAAGGACGTGGTGGGGGCCGATCTCGCACGGGTGGTTTTGATCCCGATGCTTGAAGGCCATTCCACCACACTAGAGATTGCGAGGCGGGCATGAGTTACGCGGAAAACGGCTGGGAGATTGTCGGGGGCTGGCATAGTCCCGCCGCCTGTGATTGCCTAGTAGAGGCGGCCGGTGACGCCGAGCGCCTGACCCATCCCCACCGAGACAACCCATCCTTTATGGATGCGTTGCGGTTCAATGCCAAACTAGCGCGGCGTCATCTCGGGCCGGATGTGTCGGGACTTGGCAGCTATTATTTCAGCCAATCAGCAGGATACGCCACGCACGCGGATAACGATTTCGTGCAGGCCATTCCCGGCAGTTTCCTCACAGTCTGGCTGGCTCTCGCTGATACCGGCAACGGCAACGGCGGGCTGGTGATCGACCGGCAGTTGATGGTGGTTCCCAAGGGTTCGGCCATCATTCTGGATGGGGATGTGCCGCATCGTTCCTGCTCGGGATTCGGTCCCCGTCCGGTGTGTGTGCTGACCTACATCAAGAAGGGCTTTCCGTTCCGGGCGGGACGCGAGGAACGGGTAGAGGTGCCGCTGTGACCTTTGATGGCCGCACGCCTTTCCCCGAAGACAATCTAATTAACAACGCGATTGATGACGCGCTTGAGGGCATCAGCGGCAGCAATGCCATGCAGGCCTTCCCGATCTATGCAAGGCGTATCCATCTCAAGCGGTTTCTGGCGCATTACGAACTATTCCAGAAGGTGATCGACCTGCCGGGCGACATCGTGGAGTTGGGCGTCTTCAATGGCGCATCGCTGATGAGTTGGGCGAACTTCCTCGAGATCCGCTGCATGGGCGACCGGCAGCGCAGGGTATGGGGCTTTGATGGCTTCACTGGTCTGTCCGCGCTTGTCCCGGAAGATGGCGCGGCGAGCCCGAAGGTCGGCAAGATGATCGGCGGATATGGAGGAGACGAGGCGGCCTTGCGCGATGCCATTTCAATCTTCGATGCTGATCGATTCATTCCCTACAAGGCGCGAGTGCAACTTGTGAAGGGCGACATTTGTGAGACTGTCCCGCAATGGGTGCAATACAATCCCGGCGTGCGCATCTCGCTGCTGCATTGCGATTGCGACCTCTACAAGCCGACGCTGACGGCCCTGCAGCATCTGTGGCCGCTGGTGGTCTCCGGTGGGGTGATCGCGTTCGATGAATACGGCATCCCGCCATGGGAGGGTGAAGCGAAGGCAGTAGACGAGTTCTTCGAGAACGCACCTCTGCAACGCTTTACGTGGTCGAGCAATCCCGGCGGCTATCTGGTGAAGCCATGAAGGAGTGGTTCAGCGAGCAGCCCTTGGGCTTCGTGGACATCGGCGCACGTGGGGGTGTGCATCCGCTGGTCGCTCCATTGGGAGATTGCGTCAGCGTGCTGGGCTTTGAGCCGGACAAGCAGGCCGCCAAGGAATCCGGCGTGAATTGCTTTCCATTCGCGCTCTCCAATAAGCCGGGACGAGTTACGCTTTGGCACTGTGCGGCACCCACCAACGATTCATTGCGGCCGATCAATCAGCAATTTGTGGATCGTTATCGAATGGTGAAGTTTGCCCAGACCGGCAGCGAGGAAATCCATGCGGCGACGCTGGATATGACGATGGAAATAATACCGTGGCAAGGCGAGTTCCTCAAACTGGATACGCAGGGCACTGAGTATGAAATCCTCGAAGGTGCAACGCGGACATTGAGAGACCGCACGGCAGCAATCTACTGCGAGGTCGAGTTCGCGCAGATCTATGAAGGCCAGAAACTGTTCAGCGACGTAGAGCATCTTCTGCGCCGCTTCGGCTTCTCGTTCATCGGCTTCGACAACATGAGCTACCGCTCCCGCTGGCGGATGGGACGCGAGCGGTTGCTTCATGCGGATGCGCTGTTCATCAAGGACCCACTCGAGCAGACGATAAGCCACCGGCAGGCCCAGGTAGCGGCGATGGCGTGCAGGCTGTGTGGTTATGACGATCTCTACCGCGAGATTGTCGAGATGCTTTATCCCGAACCTGTCCCCGTGGAGGCGATGTGATCTACCAAGAAGCCTTGGATCTGGTGAGCAACACGCCAGACGATACCGCGAAGTCCGAGCTATGGACCAACAACAACAATGGAACCGTTGCAGCGCGTCAGAACTACGACAACTGCCGGGACTTCATCGGCTGGCTGACCAGCGTGGATTGCTTCACCGCTCCTCATCCGTTCAACGACTCGGCGCAGGCCAATACGATTGATAGCTGGTTGAAGGTTCTGAAGGACATTTCGGTGGAGGAGTCGCCCCATGCGGCCCCGAGCGGGATCGTCGTTAGGGATGGCAAGCGCCTGTCAACGCAGCTTCTCCTTCACACCTACTATGCCGAGCAGATCGACACGATAAAGCCGATGCGCATCCTAGAAATCGGGGCAGGCTTCGGGGGCTTGGCGCGCATCCTCAATACCAAGATGCAACGTCAGTACACCATCCTGGATATTCCCGGCTCGCTGTTCTGCAGCTACGTCTACCTCCGCACGCATTTCCCTAACAAGATTTTCGTGTGGGCTAGAGATGCAGCCGACCTCGACGCTCCCGCCGACTTTCGCTTCGTGCCGGCTCATCTATGGCCCGACCTGAAAAGCCATCGTTTCGACATCGCGGTGAATACCTGCAGCCTTGGAGAGATGCTGCCCGAGACGGTGGCCGATTACCTCTCTCTGATCGGAGACACCTGCGAGTATTTCTACAGCCATAATCGCACGGCTGCGGTAGCGAGCCATGGAGAGACGCTGATCGACATCATTGGTGGCCACGGGCAGATCGACCCCTTGATGCCGCCGTCGCATGAATTGCTGGTGAAGATCGAGCGCAGGCTATGACGCGCGCTCTAATCGCATGTCAGACTCACCTCCGAACGGCAGACGAGCAGAAGCTGTTAAAAGTCTGGGAAGCGATGCGGCTGACCGACCGATGCGACTTGCTGATTGTCGATAACGCCAGCCCTCTACCGATCGAGCTTGCCCAGCCCTTCTGGGATTCCAAGCGGATTATGGATGACGATCACATTCCTCAAACGACAAAGAGCCTGACCATTGCACGTTTCAAGGATGCGTTGGGCCATCCGTTCCATGATGGGGTGTTGCAGCGTTCAGGATCGGACCGCGGCTTTATCAAGATGCTGGAGATTGCCATTGCCTCCAACTACGACAAGTTCGCCTATGTCGAAATGGATGTGCTGTTCGCGCTTTCGGTAAAGAGCATCTTTGAGCGCATGACCAAGCCGTGTGCCTGCGGGCCTCTCGTAACCCACGGGAAGTTCCCTGAAACCGGCCTGCTGTTCCTTGATGTTGAACATATCTGGAAGACCGACTTTATCGCCAAATACAACTGGAAGGGCTCAGTTATTCCCGAGGGTGAAAAGCGGCTTTGGAATATCCTCGGTGATAGCCTCGAGCTTTTACCACTGAAGGGCAGGCGGGATGGCGCTTCGATGATGCCGGGGGAACTGCCGGAGATCTGGCCGGACGGGATAGACTTCATAACGCATTGCACCATGCCGGTGTTTGCCGACTTCCTGCGCTATCACAACAAACCAGAACTGGCGGAGATCCTATGCAACTGAACGTCAACGAATGGAACGTCATAGGGGCCAGGTGCCATGAGGCAGCGCAGTTCCAGGGGGCGATCCATAATTTCAGGAAGGCGCTCGAGCTTGACCCCAACCGCCACGACATCCGCTGCAACCTCGCGGATAATCTCCGCCGCATCTGGGAATTCGACGAGGCTCTAGTCGAACTGAACCATGCCTGCCGTCACGGCATGTTCGATAAGGCGCAGTTTATCTTCGGTTGCCTCTACCTCGACATGGGGCTCCCGGAAAAGGCGCTGCATTACTTTGATCGCAGGATCTGCATAACGCCTTATGCGAGGGATTGCCGGGGACAGGCGATGCTGTCGGCCCAGCGGTGGAAGGAAGGCTTTGAGCTAAGGGAAGCGCGGCTCGAGATGACTGACTGGGGCACGCCTCCCATGCCGATCTGGAAAGGCGAACCGCTGGAAGGCAAGCGGGTGGCCATCCATCACGAGCAGGGTTATGGCGATGCGATTGCGCATAGTCGGTGGATCAATCACTTGCCGGCAGATCAGGTCTGCGTCGGTATGCCGAGCGCGCTGGTGAAGCTGTTCGCGGCCTCGTTTGAATGCCCTGTCTACAATACGAACGAACCGCTGCCGCAGTGCGATTATTATCTTCCCATCATGAGCCTGCCGCATCGTCTTTCAATCAGCGAAATGACGTTCGACAAGCCCTATATCAACCCGCTGGGCAAGTTCGACTGCCCGGCGGACCCTGACACCAGACTGAAGGTCGGTTTGGTCTGGCGGTCAAAATCTGGCATTGTAGATACCTCTCAACCTAACGCAGGCATCCATGGCCTGCAGAAGTCCATCCCGCTTGAGCAGCTATTGCCCTTGGGAGATATTCCCGGTGTGACGCTCTACAGCCTGCAGGCGGGTGGCACGCAGGAGATCGAACGCATTGGGGCGCAGTATTTGCTCTATGATCTCGCCGCCCGGACCATGGACTTCAATGACCTTGCATTGTTCATGAAGGAAATGGACCTGATCGTGAGCGTTGATACGGCTCCACTTCACTTGGCAGGAGCGATGGGCCTGGATTGCGTGGGGCTACTGTCCTGCCGAGGAGGCTGGCCCTATCCCGGTCTGGGTGACGAAACCCCGTGGTATCCGTCGATGACCTTGCTGCGGCAGCCGACGCCGCATGACTGGGGCAGCGTGGTGAAAGAACTTTGCACGCTGTTGGATGATGAACTGGTTGAGAAGGTAGCGGCGGAATAGGCTAGGCGGCGAGTTCGCGAAGGTCTTTGTCCTCGGCATCGACGATCATGCACATGGAGTAGGAACCGAAGGGCTTGAATTGCTCGCAGCCATTGTACTCGGACAGGCGGCGGGTGACGATTTCGTTGCGGACGGCAACCTTCACTGACTTGGCTGTGCGTGCCAGAATAGTGAAATGGGCGATTGAATCGTAATTGGTGATGAAGCGGGCGCTATAGGTTTGGCCGACTTTGAATTGCGTGGTCATTTTGGTTTGCCTTTCGATGTTAGCGTGAGAGACTAGAAACAGATATTGCAGGTGCAGTGAGGATGTTTGCCGCTCTCACAGCGATTGCTGGCAAAATGCGACGGCATCATGGGACTGTTGCGATGCTTGTCACAGAAGGCGCATTGACCTTTCGGCAGCGCGCGGCGGGCGTTAGCCTCAAAGGCAGCATCGGCTCTAGCCTTATCCGCGCGACTCTCAATGCGAGAATTGAAAGCGTCGAGGATCTGGCCGAATGTCGGGTGGATATGATCGTTTGCCATGTTAGGCGGCCTTTTGAGAGAGGAGGGAGACAAGCTCGCTTGCGGCCTGTTCGGCAGCTTCGACGCGGAAGCAGTCACGGCGGCTGATGGTAACGCGATGGTTTTCCTTGCCATCATGGTAGGATGCGGAGATGTGCCAGAGGCGACGTTTGCCGTTCTTGCGGTTCGTGGCGCGATGGCCGTTCTCGTCAGCGGTAGCGAGGAAAGAGACCCAGCAATCCTTGCCAGCGATCTTGACCCATCCACCAGCAACGCTAACGCCCATGCCGATGTTGGAGAAGTCTTTGCGAATGTCGAGCATTGAAGCCTCCGATTAGCGGTTATCGCCAGAGCGGTCGAAGTAACCGCTGACGAGGCCGAGAAGGCCAAGGAGGATGAAGAAGGGAGAAACGCCGATGGCGAGAGCGGCGGCGAGGTCGAGGTATTCGGCTGCGGTCATTGTGTTTCCCCTTAGGCGTTTCGATATCCTGAAGATAGGCCAAGCTATCCGGGATAGCAAGAGATATCTTAGGTAATATTATTGCTATTATTAGCCGTTGATATCCCAGTATTAGGCACGTATATTGCCGACATGGAAAAGGCCAAGGACATCATCGTTAAGCAGGTCGAGCCGGCATTGCTCGCGAAGCTGGAATTGCTGCGGGCAAAGCGGGGCTATCGTTCGCGCGCTGAGCTGATCCGCAATCTGCTCGAGGAAGCCGCGAAGGCTGCAGCACCTTGAGGCTATGCGGGCGTTTACCCACTGACCTAAACCAAAGGAGGGTCAGATGCTGCATCGACACAAGGAAACCAAACCCGAGACCAAGCCAGAAGTAGCGAAGACTAACGGCGTGGTAGCCCATACGATGACCGACGAGCTGCGACGCGAAAAGGCACTAGAGTTTGCCAAAGCACTCAATCCTGCAGCAACGCAGAAGGCCGACGAGTTCATTGCCGACGCGGCCCAGATCGAAACCTATCTGCGAGACGGTGCCAAGCCTGTCGTTCCCTAAGCACGCCCTGATTACAGCGCGCCAAACGCCTCGGTTGCCTTATCCAGTAGATTTCCCCCAGATTTAGGGGTATCGTCGCTGAAATCAGGCAATCGAGGCTAGATTTGCCCTCAGTCAGCGCCAAACAGCATCGCTTCATGGAAGGCATCGCCCATGGCATGAAGCCCAAAGGCGGCGATGGTCCGTCGAAAGCTGTGGCCGAGGAGTTTGTCCAAGCCGACATGGCCAAGGGCAAGGACAGCAAGATCGCCAAGCTGCTGCAGAAGAAATGACGATCATCGACCTCCCGCTCTTGCCCGAGAACGCCACCGCAGAGGACTGGGAGCGTCTGTTTGAAAAGATGCTACAAGAGATGCAGTTAATGGTCGCCATGCTCGAGAAACGCGAGATCGACAGACACCGCATTCCGTTGGATAGCTGAACGGCATTAAGTTACAAAAGGTTAGTGCAAAAACAATATGGCTGGACGACCCCCTGGCAAATGGAACGACAAGGCATTCAAGGATGCTTTGCGCATTGCCGTTAATCGAACCGACAAAGGCGCAGGCAAACGTCTCGCAAAGCTTGCTGATGTACTGGTGGCAAAGGGCCTCGAGGGCGATGTGATGGCCATTAGAGAGATTGCAGACCGTTTGGACGGCAAAGCTCATCAGAGCAGTGACACGACCGTTACGACCGTGCGTTACGTTATCGACGCGCCTGAGCCTGCAGCGACTGCCGAGGACTGGGCGGCCGAGAACAAGCCACACTGATGGATGGCGGCGACTACGAAGTTGTATGGAAGCCGCAGCCCCGCCAGCGGTCGTTCATCCGTTGCCCGGTCTTTGAGATCTTCTTCGGTGGATCTCGAGGAGGAGGCAAGACCGACGCCAGCATTGGTGAGTTTGCCGTGCATGGCCAGCAATACGGACAGCACGCTATTGGACTGATGATCCGCCGTACGCTCGAGCAGTTGAAGGAAACGATTGAGCGCAGCAAGCAGATCTACGGACCCTTGGGTGCAAAGCTGGTCGAGGATGGCAAGCTGTGGCGCTTTCCCAATGGCGCACGCCTGCGCTTTGCCTACCTCGAGCGCGACCAGGATGCCGACAACTACCAGGGTCACAGCTATACGCGCGTGCTGGTGGAGGAGATCGGTAATTTCCCAAGTCCTGCACCGATTATGAAGCTGATGGCCACGCTCAGGTCTGGCGTTGGCGTGCCATGCGGCTTTAGGGCGACGGGCAACCCTGGTGGGCCGGGGCATCAGTGGGTGAAGGCTAGATACATCGATCCTGCACCACTTGGATGGGAGATCATCACTAGTGAGTTCACGAATCCGTTCGATGGAAAGACAGTTAAGCGGGATCGGGTCTACATCCCCAGCCGTCTTCACGATAATCGCTACCTTGGCCCCGAATACGTCGCCAATCTCCATCTCAGCGGTAACGCGGAGCTTGTCAGAGCATGGCTTGAGGGTGACTGGAGTGTCATTGCGGGAGCCTTCTTCCCCGAGTGGGATACGCAGAAGCACGTGGTACGGCCCCTGACGTTACCGAAGGACTGGACGCGGTTCAGGTCGATGGATTGGGGCTCTGCCAAGCCTTTCTCAGTAGGCTGGTGGGCGATCAGCGATGGGACGCTGCCGCAGTTCCCTCGAGGGGCGCTGATCCGGTACCGCGAGTGGTACGGGCAGAAGGACAACGAGCCGAACGTAGGGCTCAGGATGCCGGCCAACGAGGTTGGGGAAGGCATTGTTTCACGTGAAACAGTCGGACTTGAACGCGAGCATATAACCTATGGCGTACTGGATCCTGCAGCCTTTGCCAGTGATGGCGGGCCGTCCATTGCCGAGCGCATCGTGATGGGTGGCGCGAAAGGGTTCAGGCCAGCCGACAACAAACGCGTGGGCCCGCGTGGGGCCATGGGCGGTTGGGACCAGCTCCGGGGTCGTCTCGTGGGTTCTGAAGGGCGACCGATGCTCTACGTCTTCAACACCTGCACAGCACTGATTAGGACGCTTCCTGCCCTACAGCATGACGCTAACCGACCCGAGGATGTGGATACGGACGCGGAGGACCATGCTCCGGATGAATGCAGATATGCCTGCATGTCGCGGCCGTGGGTGAGCGAGGACCAGCCCAAGCCGCCTCCGGTCTATCCGGGCCTGACGATAGGCGGGGCGCATCCCAAGGGGGCACCGACAGTGGACGACATCTGGCGCGACCATGCGCGGGGGCGGTTCTGATGATCAGGGTTAAAGGCGATCCGTTACCGAAAAGCGTTACCAAAAGTGTGCCGAGCGTTACCGGAAAGCTGCGCACCGTTACCGAAATTAGACAAGCGGCGGGCAAGCGTGGCAGGCCGAAGAAAGCGGACGCGCTGACGCCTGCGCAGAAGCAGAAGGCATATCGGGAGAGGAAGCGGCATGATCAGATCGGTTGAAAAGCGGGAGTTGGTTTGGGGGGACATTGTGGCCTCGGCCGATACCGATTGTGGGCCTGTCCGGATTCTGATTCCAGTCGATGATGTGAGATTGGTGGGCGAGCGGCTGGATAACGTCATTGCCTGTCGTCTGGAGAATGCCCGGAGGGTCCTGCTGGCCCGGAAGACTGACGCTGAATGGCTGGCCGAGACGGTGAACGCAGATGGCTGACGCGACCGGGCAATCCATAGCCCCCAACTCCTCTCAGCCTGTACCGGGCAAAACCGACTCGCTGGAGCAGACACCCGAGCAGCTTGCGAGCTTCTGGCTGGCGCAGATCGAGTTCGCGACCAAGAAGGTCAAGCAGTGGCGGGCGAGGGGCGACCAGATCGTTCGCAGGTACAAGAACAAGAAGCAGGAGATCTCGAGTTCAGCTCCTACGGTGGCGATGGGCCAGAAGCGGATGAACTTCGTATGGGCCAATGTGCAGACCCAGAAGCCCATCCTGTATGCCAATACGCCTAAACCCAATGTGACAAGGCGGAACAAGGACAAGGACCCGGTTGGGAGATGGGCCGCCATCGTCCTCGAGCGGGTGCTGGCGAATACCTTGGACATGCAGGACTTCGACCATGTTCTCAACCAGGACATCGAGAACCTGCTGCTGCCTGGGTATGCCTGCTCGATGGTGGAGTATATCCCCCAGGTCGAGGGCGATCAGGTGGGCTGGCAGGAGGCGAGGCTAAGGTACGTTCACTGGAAGGACCAACTGACCAATCCTGCGCGGTTCTGGCAGGAAGTATGGTGGTGGGGCTACGTAAGTTACCTCACTCGCGATGAAGTAAAGAAGGCGTATGGGCAGAAGATTGGGGCTCTGATTGCGCTGGATCACAAGGCCAGCAAGGACGCCGATGATTCGATGTCCAAGGCTACCGTGTGGTGCATCTGGGATAGCAAGCAGAAGAAGGTGATCCACATCTCGACGGGCTACACCTCGGGGCCTTTGGGTGTGTACGACCCGCCGGTGAACTTCGAGGACTTCTTCCCGATTCCGCGGCCGTTGTTTGCCACCACGGCGACGGACAGCACGATCCCCATACCTGACTTGGATCAGTACCAGGACCAGGTGGACGAGATCGACATGTACACCCAGAGGATCTACGTGCTGGGGCGTTCGCTAAGGGTTCGCGGTCTGTACCCGGCGGATATGTCCTCTGTGAAGCAGATGATGGACAACGCCAACGACGCCGACATGATCCCGATTGAGAACTGGGCCATGCTTGGAGAGCGTGGAGGTGGGCAGAACCTGGTGGCTTGGTTCCCTGTGGAACAGATCGTGAAGGTTCTGGTGCAGTGCCATGAGAACCGCGATAAGGCGATACAGTCGATGTACGAGGTGACGGGCATCTCGGACATCATCCGGGGGCAGTCGGACCCCAACGAGACGCTGGGGGCACAACAACTTAAGTCCCAATTCAGCGGTGTTCGGATTCGCGAGCGTCAACGCGATGTGCAGCGCTATAGCCGGCAGATTCTCCGGCACATGGCGTCTATCATCGGCCAGCATTTCGAGTTGCCGGTGATCCAGAAGATGTCCGGTGTCCCGTTGATGACCCAGCAGCAGGTCCAGATGGTGCAGCAGGGGGCGCAGGTCTGGCAGCAATACAACCAGATTGCCCAGCAGGCCCAGCAGATGGGGCAACCGCCACCTCCTCCACCCGGTATTCCTCAACCGGACGAGGACATGATCGAACAGGCCCAGGAGCCGACCTGGGAAATGGTGATGAGCCTCCTGCGGGACGAGAAGCTCAGGGGCTTCGTGATCGACGTGGAGACGGATTCGACGATTGAAGCCGACCAGATGCAGCAGCAGCAGAAGGCCGAGCAGTTCCTGACGGCGGTGACCCAGTACTGCGCGGCCTGGGCGCAAATCCTGCCGGTGGCGCCGGATTTGGCTGACCTTGCAGGTGAGATGCTGATCAGTGCGGCGCGGTTGTTCAAGATGGGCGACACCTTGGAGACGGTGATCGAGGAAGCGGTCGAGAAGCTGGAGAAGAAGGCCGAGATGCCGCCACCTCCGAACCCGCAGATGCAGGCCGACCAGATGAAAGCGCAGGCCGACGTGCAGACGGCTCAAATCGGGACACAGACAGCGCAGATCAAGGCGCATGCGGAGGAGACCAAGGCCAAGCTGCAGATCGTCGATACGGTGATGCAGCACCATGCCAATCAGGCGCAGGCGGTGGCGGACATTGCGGTAGCGCAGGCCCAACCCTTGCCGAGTCAATTGCAACCACCGGAGATGCCACAGTGAGCAAAGGAGACATGATGGCCGAGATGCAGAACGTCCCGACACCGGGACTGATCTATCCCAAGTCCTCGGGTCTGTACCTGATGAGCCGGGTGCAGGAGCTGACGGCGAATGTCGCGGACCTGATCGAGACGCTATGCCAAAGGGACCGCCAGATTGCCGAGCAGGAGCAGGCGCTTGTAACCTTGAAGGCGCGCGTGGCCGAACTCGAGCAGCCCGCCCCGCTTAATGTCGTGTCAAAGGCCAATGGGGCGACGACCAGCGCATGAAGATCTCGGTCCTCATTCCGAGCCGAGGGCGGCCGTTCAAGCTCAAGTCCATGCTGGACACCATCCGCCGGCTGGAATCGGGCAAGAACGACATCGCCTACGTGATTGGCTGCGATTCGGACGATCCGCAGACCATCGCTATGGCCCATATGACCAAGCTCTATGACTGCCGGGTGTCTGGTCGGTGTTTCGTCCGCATGGCGTCTCTGGGAGCGATGGTCAACCGGCTGATCAGTGAGAACCCGGCCGATGCCTATGTCTGTCTCGTCGATGATGTGGAGGTTCTGACCCCTCACTGGGACGAGGCGATTGCCGATGCCTGGGAGGCCAAGCCGGACGGTATCTGGTGGTGGCGGACCCTTGCAGTGAGGCCCGCGACCTATGCCGTGGTGAGCGAGAAATGGCGCGCGGCGGCAGGACAGGTCTTTACCGATTACTTCCCATTTTGGTGGGATGACATGTGGCTGCTTCAGGTCTGGCTGATGGCGTCGGATCTGCCGATGCTGCCGATTGAGGCTTGGTTAGACGATCAGGCCCAATCCACCCAGAGAATGCGGGATCTGCGGTTCTGGAGCGATTTCTACACCCACCAGAAGGGCAAGCGGCAGGCACAGGCTCTGCGGATGGCCAAGGCTCTTGGATGGCCCAAGCCGAGCCTCGAGGACTCACGTTGTGATGTGAACCCGAGCTTTTATGCCAACGCCGACAAGATCGAAGCCAACCAGGGCGAGAAGGCCCCGCCGACACCGGAGTATCTGGCGGCCCTTCAACGCGCCCGAACCGTGATGGGGCTGCAATGAGGACAAGGTATCGCTATGACCCTGATCTCGACGCTGTGGTGGAGATTCGTTCTGGGTCCAATTACTTCGTGGAGGATAAAGGTCCGCATGTCATCTCCGACACCATGGGGGGAGTGAACGGGCTGCGGGCGATGTACCGCAAGGACAAGAAGCATTTTGATTCAAAGAGCCGTTACCGAGCCGACGTGAAGGCGCATGGGCTGGAGATCTGCGGCAACGACGACGTGAGAGGTAGTCAACCGCCGCCACCGGATTATGGCCGGGTGGTGAGTGATGCCTACCGGCAGTTTGACGGGAACTACAACGGCACGGCTGACCGCGTAAGGGCCGAAGAACAACGCACCGCATGGAGGCGCAACAATGGTTAGGATGCTGCGGGCTGGGCTTGATACCAGCTTGCCCCCACGCCAATCCGTGCGCTACTTCGGATGGTTCGGCTCTCGGTTCGTAGGGCTGTCTATGCCTAGAGGGAAGCGCTCCCTCTCCATTTCCGACTGCGTGTCCATCCACGCCGCCGCAGCCTGCAAAAACTAACATAAATCAGGAGATTGTCCATGGCTGACGTTCTGGAAACCGTGAATGCAGCCTATGAAGGGCTGGCCAACGAGACGCCGGAAACGCCGCCTCCTGCCGCAGAAACGCCTGCGGTTGCCGAGACGCCGCCCGAAACCGCCGAACAGAAGGCCGAGCGGGCACGCGACGAGGCCGGACGCTTTGCCAAGGAACCCAAGGAAAAGCGCCCAACGCTGGCGCTGAAGAAGCCACCGGCGCCGGACACCCCCACAACTCCGGGCGCTCCTACGCCATCCCCAGTGGTTGCAGCGCAGCCGGTGGCACCGGAGACCCCAAAGATTGCCGCTCCCCAGGAATGGTCCGGGTTAGCGAAGGTTCGATGGGACAAGCTGCCGGTGGCCGTTCAGCAGGAGATCGTCGAGCGCGAAAACCAGCGCATGACGGCGACTCAAGACTTGATGCCGGTCAAGGAGCTGCTGGATGTGAATCGGGAGTTCCTGGTCAATCAGGCGGGCAGTGTGCCGGCGGCGTTCACGCAACTCATGCAGTTTGCGCGCATGTCCGTTGACAATCCGGTTGCACTAGCGGAACATATTCTTCGCTCGAAGGGGATTGACCCTCGCACTGCGTTTTCTGGCCAGCCTCCGGGCGTCCAGCCGCAGCAGCCGCAGGACATCCAATCGCTTGTCGCGCAGCTTGTTCAGCAGGGCATCCAGCCGATCCTTGAGCAGACCGCTCAACAAAAGGCAGAAGCCGAGCAACAGCAAATCCAGCAGCTTCAAAGCACGATTGACCAGTTTGCTTCTGATCCGAAGCGCCCCTTTTTCAATGATGTCCGCGTCCAAATGGGCAAGTTGATCCAGGCGGGTTTCGCCACCTCGATGGATCAGGCTTACGAGCAGGCGTGCAAGCTCAATTCTGCGATTCAGGCGCATCTCGATCAGGAGAGGCAAGAGGCAGCGGAAGCGACCAAGGCTGCGCAGGTGCAAAAGGCCCGACAGGCCCAGCGCGCCTCAGTCACCGGATCGCCGCTCGAGGGGGCACAGCCCGCAGGCGGCCGTTCAAAGGGCAACGTCCGCGATGTGGTCGCTCAACTGTATGACGATCTGTCGGGGGCCTAACAAAGGACTTCCACCATGGCCGACCCCGGCCTGTCAGAACTGGTAACGACGACGCTCCGCAGCCGCACGGGAGAGCTTGCGGACAACATGACCCGCAACAACGCGATCTTGCGGGAACTCGACAAACGCTCCACCGGCCTGCTTCCGTTCGACGGTGGTCGCACCATCCTCCAGGAGATCGACTACGCCAACAACACGAATGCCACGTGGTATTCGGGTTACGAGACGGTGGCGATCAACCCGCAGAACACCTTCACCTCGGCCGAATACGACATCAAGCAGTTGATGGTCGCAGTCAGCGTCTCTGGCCTCGAGATGCTGCAGAACTCCGGGAAAGAGCGGTCGATCAACCTCGTCGCTTCTCGAGTGGAGAACGCCGAGCGCACCATGAAGAACGTGGTTGCCCTTGGTATGTACTCGGACGGCACGGCCTTCGGCGGCAAGATCATCGGCGGGCTACAGTTGCTTGTGGCCGACAGTCCGACCGGCTCGGTGGGTGGCATCAGCCAGTCGTCATGGCCGTTCTGGGCGTCTATCGCTGGAACAATCGGCTCGGCGGCGGCGGTGATGCAGGCCAGCATGGACGATATGTACGTGCAGCTTGTCCGAGGAACAGACGGTCCCAAGCTGATCCTGGCCGACAACACGGCCTACAGCCGGTACCTGCAGTCGATGCAGACCATCCAGCGCGTGACCGATCCTGACTGGGCCTCCGCAGGCTTCAAGAATCTTGCCTTCATGGGCAACATTCCGGTGATCCTGGACGGTGGCTATCAGGGCTCGACGGCTCCGCCGGCTTCACCGGGAACGGGTGGTGCGCCTTCAGCTCATATGTACTTCCTGACCACCGACTACATTTTCTTCCGTCCGCACAAGGACCGGAACATGGAGGTGGTGGACCCGGATCGCTACAGCACGAATCAAGACGCTGTGATCAAGCTGATCGGTTGGGCCGGCAACATGACCCGATCTAACGGCTTCCTGCAGGGAGTGCTCAAGTAATGACTTATTCTCCCACCTGGATCTCTGAATCCACCCAGATCGGCTGGACCGCTCCGGGCAACGTAGACGACTCGATGCTTGTACCCTGCGGCACCGTCGCGACCTTCCGCGATGCTGTCCTGGGCGGCGGCGAGTTCATCTACCTCCTTGGTGCTGCCAACACCATCCTTGGCAGCGTCGTCACCTATATCCAGTCAGCTGGTGTGTCGCTGACCGGGACTACCACCCTTTGGGCTGGCACCGCGAACAGCGGGCAGAACATCGCGGTGGCCACGGCTGCCATCGTTGCGGCGAAGTGGGGCTGGTATCAGATCGGCGGGGCGGCGATTGTCGCGACCTCCGGTACGGTTACCGCTGGAAACCCATTGTACTTCCAGACCACCGGCGTGGTTCAGTCGGCGGCAGTCAACGGCAAGCAGATCATGGGCGCGGTGGCGACATCGGCCAATGGTGTGCCCACGACCAATCAGACGATTGTGCAGCTGGATCGCCCGAACGTGCAGAGCCAGACGACTTAGAGAGGGGTTGCTAAGTGGCAGCCTAACTATGACTCCCCGGTTCCTCCACGCAGGGATCGGGGAGATTTTTCATTTACCGGCAAGCCTGATGGGCTGATGGAGGATTTATGGACAGCGTGCCGTTTCTGTGGACCGACCCCAGCGCCCCTCCGGGCGTGACCCCCGACCAGTTGATCGTGATGTTCAGGGAGGTGGCCGACAAGGACAAGGTATCGTCCGATGTGGCGGGCTACGACATCTTCGACAACGTGCTGTTTGCCGAGATTTCGGCGGGAGGACATATGGCGAAGTCCAGCGTGGTGCATGAGTGCGAGCGCAAGAAACCCGACGGGACGGTGATCCGGCATCCGATCCATTACCGGCGTTTCCAGACCATCATCGAGCAGTTCAAGAGCGGCCAGACCGACATCGGGGTGGGCACGCCTCTCAGCCTTCTTCCGGGCATGGATGCGGCCAAGATGGCGACGCTCAAGGCTGCAGGAGTGCACTTCGTCGAAACGCTGGCCCAGGTGGCCGATTCGATGCAGGTCACGGCCATGATGGGCTTCGGAGAGCTTCGGAACAATGCGCGGAAGTTCATCGACCTTCGCGAGAAGAACGCGCCGATGGTCAAGATGGAAGGCATCGAGAAGGAACTGCGGGCGCAGAACGAGAACCTTCAGCGGCAACTTAACGAACTGATCGCAAGGTTTGGAGCGCCCGAGGAGAAGCGCGGTCCCGGCCGTCCCCGGAAACAAGAGCAAGAGGCCGCCTGATGGCAGACAGTCCCTTTTGGCCCAGTCGCCAGCGTGGGAGGGCCGCCATGGGCCTTCCCAACGACAACATGGCGCAGATTGCGCAGATGCTTCTGAAGGGAAACGAGACGGCCCAGACGCCTCCTTTCATTCCGCCACAGGCTGCGGCCAACATCGGAGCCAACGTCGGGACGGGCATCGGCGGAGCTATTGCGCCGCCCACTCCGCCGGTCACGGTGCAGGCAACACCGCCGATGGCTCCTCCCATGACATCGCCGACACCGCCGCCGGGCGATCAGGGCTTGCCAAGCACTCTGACGCAGAGCGCGACGGCGGCGGATGCCAACAATCCTATCAGCGGTCCTTCAACGCCGGGTTTCTGGCAGCGCTTCAACAAGGCGATCTCCTCGGGACAGGTGCCGGAAGGCTACCGCGGCGTGATGGGCGAGATGATCAAGAATGGCTAGCGCTGCCTGCCTTACGATGGTTCAGGAGGTCTGCGCCGAGCAGTCGCTGCCTATTCCCACGACGCTGTTCGGGGTGATCGACAGCCAGCCCCTGCAGCTTCGTGCGTTGCTCAACCTCGAGATCAGCACGCTTCGCAAGTGGCCGGACATCTACTGGACCAAGCTCAAGAAGGAATGGACCTTCACTACCCTTGCGGCGGATGTGCAGCCGTCCAATGCCTTGCCGCCTGCGGCAGACTTTGACCACTTCATCGACAACACGATGTGGGACCGCACGCTTGTCAGACCTGTGGTGGGTCCGATCTCTCCCCAACTGTGGGAAGCATGGAAGGCGCGGCCGGTTCTTACCTCTGTGGTTTACGGCTTCATCCTGCGGGGAAACGATTTCCTGACGGCTCCCAATCCTCCGGCGGGAGATTCGGTCTACTACGAATACATCAGCCAGTATTGCGTCTATTCGCTCGGCACGGCGACGACACCGGACCAGCAGACCTTCCAGGACGACACCGATACCTGCATCTTCCCGACCACGGTTGTGCAGCAGGGGCTTCGTTGGAGGTTCCTGCGGGCCAAGGGCCTTTCCTATGCTCAGGAATACGCCGAGTGGATCAACATGGTGCAGATCGAAGCGGCAAGGAATGGCGGGATGCCGATGCTGTCGATGGCAGGCAGCTACAATGAGTGGCTGGCGGGTCCGTTCGTCCCGCAGTTCAACTTCCCGGGTCCATAATGCCGTCCGTGTTGCAGATCTATGCTCCGCAAAAGCTGTGGCGGACGCAGATTGTTGATCGCATTGCTGCCGTCTCCAATTACTGGACCGTCACCAACTATGGAGTTGTGGGAGATGGCGTAACCGACGACACGGCGGCATGGCAGGCAATCTTCGACGCGGTGCCGAATGGAACGATTATCATCGTGCCTGATCCGACATTTGTAATGGTGCTGACCTCAACCATTACGATGACCGACAAGCACGGCGTTATCATCACAAGTCAGCTCGACGCCAATAATTTCGCTCCGGTTCCGACCTTCAAATGGGCGGGAGGCAATCACGGCGTCATGCTAGACATGGAGCGCTGTCAGGCGTGTCACGTCGAGGGCTTCAACTGGATCACCACCAACGGCACCACGGTTGATACTGCGGTCAATATCGATGGCTTCGGTGTCACCGGCATCTCGACCAAGAACTGGGTGCGCTTCAACTCGTTCAATTTCAGCAACCAGTTGAACTCGGCGGCAAAGATCGTCTCGATCTCGGCTACGGCCACCAGCAACAACGAGAACATGCGGGTGTGGGATAACGAGTTCATCGTTTCCAACACAGGCTTTCCAACACCCTCACCGTCCGCCGGTTATGGAATCTATAACGGGCCCAGCGCCAACGCCAAGCATCAGCTGCTTTATAGAAACAACATTTCTAACGCGACTACCGGCATCTATATGTCGAACGGTTCCTGTGACATCCAGCATGTCGGTGGCGGGGCCAATCTCGTGGACATCCATATCCCTCTTTCCACCGAACCCGCCTATATCAGGAATCTGGAAACAGAAAACAGCACACAGGGCGTAATCTTCGAGCCCGGAAATGGTTCTCTGACGCTCGATGACTGCCGGTTCTCCAATAGCGGGCAGACCAACGCGGGAGGGTTTGTGGAACTCGCCGGGACGGTCACGATCCGCAATAGCAATTTCGAGGCACGCCCCCCGGTCGGTGGCGTCGTGATCAAATGGACGGGCAGCAACTCGCTCCTTCTCACGGTCCATGATTCCGTGTTCGCCGCTGGGACGACGTATGCCGAGACTGGCCTGCAAGCCTTCGTTACTTCTCTGGAAGCCAATGTGGGTCTTGGCGCTCTGGTCGTGTGGAATCTCCAGCGGGTCTCCGGGATGCCATCGCGATATTTCTTCCAATCCAACAACTTCGATCCGGTCACTAACGACCCGGTGGGCTGGAAGTTCAGGCAACCGATTTCTTTGCCTGCAGTGACCTTTGCCCAACTGACGCTAGCTGGAAACCCGGCGGGCCCCGGTGCGCTCGCCTGTGTGACCAATTCCAATACCAATGTCTTTGGGGCGGCAATTGCCGGCGGCGGCGGGTTCACCGTGCTGGCCTTTTTTAACGGCGCTAACTGGACGGTGGCAGGGATATGATGTTCCGCGCCTCCGTCATCGAAAAGGCCGAAGCCCAGAAGGGCCAAGTCTCTGCGCCTTTCAATCTTCCGTCTCCCACGGGAGGCATAAACGCGCGTGACAACTTCACGGCGATGGACCCCAAGGATGCGGTCAACCTTGTAAACGCCTTCCCCGAAGCCAATTCGGTGGATGTCCGCCGGGGCTTTACCTCGGTATCGTTGGGCGTGGATGGCGCTGTGCAGACTCTGCTGGTCTGGCGTGGCACGACGGACAAGATTTTTGGCGCGGCCGGTTCCAAGATCCTGGATGTCAGTGTCAGTCCCGCCGTGGCTGTCCTGACTGGTTTTTCCAATGCCAAATGGCAATGGACCAACCTCGAGAATGCGGGAGGTCAGTTTCTCGTCGCTGTGAATGGGGCCGATCACATTCAGGAGTTCGACGGTACGACATGGACGGTTCCCACGATCACGGGAGTAGATGACACAACTCTGATTAACGTCACGCAGTTCAAGGAACGGCTGTGGTTCATCGAAAACAACAGCCTAAACCTCTGGTACCTCGAGACGCAGGCCATCCAAGGAGCAGCTAGTCAGTTTCCCCTAGGAGCAGTCTTCAAGCGTGGTGGCTATCTCATCGGTTTGGGCAGTTTCTCGCGAGATGCGGGCGAAGGGCCCGACGATTACTTCTGCATCGCCACCAACAACGGTGAGATCGCGGTCTACCAGGGGACAGACCCGACCAGCGCTACGACGTGGTCTCTTGTAGGCATCTTCACGGTGGGCAAGCCCATCGGACGGCGTTGCATGTCAAATCTGGGAGGTGATCTGATCATCGTCACGCAGGATGGCGTGGTTTCAATGCAGGCGGCCTTGCAGTACGGACGCGACGCTGGGGCCAAGGCGATGGTCACTTCCAAGATTCAGACGCTATTCAGCGAGCAGTCGCGGGCATATTTCACTAATTGGGGCTGGCAACCCATCGTCTATCCGAGGTCACGTTATTTCATCGTCAATGTCCCTCAAGTCCAGGACACGACGATGATTCAACTGGTGATGAACACCGTTACCGGCTCGTGGTGCCGGTTCTCCAACATGAATGCCGAGTGCTGGGGGGTAGCTAACGACCTGCTGTATTTCGGCGCGACTAATGGCATCGTCTATCAGGCGGATGTTGGTTATCTGGATGAAACCACCGGCACGTTGACGTTCATCAACGAGTCGGGCGGCATCCTGCATTTTCAGAACGCCATGGGCCAGGACATCTTCTTCACGGTCGTTAGTCAGGGTCCGATTGAGTGGGAAGTGCAGACTTCGTGGCAGGCGCTATGGGGTAAGTCCAATAAGATGTTCACCGCCGTCAGACCGGAGATGCTGACGGGTGGAAACGTGCAGTTTGCCATCGATGTTGACGTGGATTTCGTCACCCAGACCCCGGTCGGTTCGCTGACGACGGATCCTATTGTTGGCATGGTGTGGCCATGGACATGGCCCGGAACATGGGGCGGGCAGAACGTCTTCGATGCGAAGTGGCATTCGGTAGGCAAGTTCGGCACATGGTCGAGCGTCCATCTGAAAGGCATTGTCTCAGGCGCACCTTGCCAGCTCGAGTCGTTCGACATCGTGGGCCAGAGGGGTGGGGTCTATGGCTAGGCTTCTGCTGGGCCATGACGAGGAGGCGGGCAGGTTCGTGGCCGAGCGTTCTCCAATTGAGAAACCGATCTGGCCGGCGGGGTTCGTGGGATTCGGTATCTTGGGGTCGGACGACAAATGGATAGCAGGGGTTGTGTTTAGCGATTGGCAGGAGGACTGCCGGCGTATAGAATTGAGCGCTTGCGCGGACGATCCGCGCGCCTTCAGCACCCGGATACTGTTCCAGTTAGGGAACTATGTATTTGGACAGTTGAATGTTTTTCGCTGTTGGGCGCGAACATCAACTGAGAACCGCAGAGCCCGCAAGTTCCTGAAGGGCATCGGTTTTACGGAAGAAAGCACCCAGGCGCACTGGTATGGCGTAGGCCAGCACTGCATTACCGCGCGCGTGACAGCGCCGGAATGGCAGAGGAAATGGGGCTTTAGTCCGATGAAGAAGGCAGCCTGACATGGGTGGTGGTGGAGCAGCCCCAACCCCTCCGAACCCGGCACAGGTCTCGGCGGAGCAGTCCAAGAGCAACGTCAATACGGCGGTTGCCCAGTCGGTTCTTGGGAATACCAATCAATATACCCCTTATGGGTCGCTGACCTACCAGCAGACCGGCGGTCAGATGGTGGATGGCAACTGGGTGCCGTCCTACTCGGCCATCCAGAAGCTCTCCCCCGAGCAACAGGCGATCTACAACAAGACGACGGGCCTGCAGAATCAGGCGCTGGACCTCGGGCCGCAGGCGCTGACCAATGTAGGGGGATCGCTCAATACGCCCCTGCAAGACCCCACGGCGCTGCGCAACAGTGCCTACGACGCCCTGACAGCCCGCTCGACGCAGGCGCTGGACCTGCAGCAGAAGCAGCAGGCGACGCAGTTGGTAAATCAGGGCATCAATCCGGGCACCGAGGCATGGGACAACGCCATGCGGCCCATCGAGCAGGCGCGGGTGGATGCAAGCAATCAGGGGGTCATCAACGCGGGCAACGTAGCTTCACAGAACCTGAGCCAGCAGCAGACCATCCATAACCAGCCTCTGCAGGATTACTCAACCTTGCTTGGATTCGGTGGTGGTGTGACGCAGCCGACCTATGCTCCCTCGAGTGCAGGACAGGTGGCCCCCACGGATGTCAGCGGGAACTATAACAACGCCTATCAGAGCCAGCTTCAGCAGTACCAGATGCAGCAGGGACAGAATAACGCTTTGATGGGTGGCTTGTTCGGTCTGGCCGGTTCGGCGGCGGGTATTGGCGGCCTTTATGGGGCCAAGAGGCTGTTCGGCTGATGGTCGATACCTCTCCTCTCCTTGCCTCCCTCCTTCTTGGACAAAAGCGCCGCGTTGATCCGATTGAAGCGCAGCGGGCCTATGGCCAGAAGCTGATCACGCAGGGCTCCTCAACGGCTCCGCTGGGCTCAGGAAGTCCGCTGGAAGGGATCGCCCGAGCATTGCAGGCGGGGCTTGGTGGTCTGACGGCGGGCGCCGCTGACGCAGAGGAAAAGGCGAAGGGCCAGAAGCAAATCGCGGCGCTTGCCAACATTGCGGGTGCCAACAACAAGGATGAGCTAACGGCGGCGATCAAGAGCAGCGAGATCGATCCTGAACTAGCCGGTCCTTTGATGGCGCAGATCCTTCAAGGCAAACAGGCGCAGTTCGCCCGAAACGAAGCGGCGGGGAGTTTCGGCGCGGGCTTTGGCGGCACGGGAGGCACCACGAGCGGTCCCGGCACGGGTGGGACGACCATCGACATCACGCCCAAGCCGGCTCCTCCGGGCTTCTCCAACAATTCTGGCAACATCCGCTCGACGGCTCCGGGCAATTATAACGGCTTTGCGACCTACGACACACCGCAGCAA